CTTATCATAAAGTTCAATAAATGCCTGTTTGGTTTCATCATCAAACCGATTTACACAAACTTCAATTGCCTTTGCTTTATCTTGGAAGATTGCATAAGCGCGAATAATATGAACCAAACGACGAGTAGAAATAATTTCCTCAATACCACCATCATAGAAAGTTTTACGAATGATATCTGCCCAATCAACAAGACGTTTGCAGAAGTCGCGATCTTCCAATCCGAGATCTAAAGAAATACCCTCAAGGATTTTCTGTTCGGTTGCAGGAGTAGGATACATCTGCTCAAAGGTCACAGGGAAGCGTTCCAAGAATGCTTCGTTGAGAACATTAGTGCCGATAAAGCGTCCATCATCAGAACCCTTACCCTTAGTATTAGCAGTGGCAAATACATTGAAACCTTTTGTTGGTTTTACATACTTACCAATCTTCTTCAAGAACACACCCTTACCTTCAAGGATGGATTGGAGACAGAGAATTTTATTACTAGCAAGATCAACTTCATCGAGTAGCAGGATTGCTCCACGTTCGAGTGCTTCCACGACAGGTCCGTTATGCCAAACAGTTGCCCCATCGACAAGACGGAAACCACCAATAAGATCGTCTTCATCAGTTTCAATAGTAATGTTAACTCGAATGAGTTCTCTTCCAAGTTGAGCACAAGCTTGCTCTACAGATAACGTTTTACCATTACCCGAAAGACCCGTAATGAACGTTGGATAGAAAAGATTGGACTGAACAATTTTTTTAAGATCACCAAAGTTACCAAACTTGACGAAAGTATCATCTTTATCAGGAACGAGATTCATTTCTTGCCGATTGGCAACGGGAATAGCAGAAGGAGATTGATATGTACGTTCAATTTCATCCACTTTCTGTTGATTTACTTCAAGATTCCACCTACCACGCGAAGATTTATACTCAGAAAGTTTATTAGTAACAGTTTGATAATTAGCACCGTTCATTGCACACCATGCTTTAATCTCTGCACTAGTGACCATTTCTCCATATACAGATTGTAATGATGTACGAATGTAATCGGAAGAGAGTGCCATAACGTTGGTCGTTTGTTTCAACTGAAGTTATTATACAAGAAAAAGGGGCACCGTTAAGCACCCCATGTGACAGTATTTCAGGTGTATACTCAAGAATCTTTTGGTGCAGGGTCTCCAGGTGATTTTGGTGGAGTTGGTTTAACAGCAGGTTCAGATGCCTTTGCCTCTGGTGAAGGAGATGCTACAGGGGCAGGAGGAGTAGGTGCAGCAGGAGCTGGTGCTGTTGATTGAGGAGTTTGAATCCCAATTAATTCTCCAAATTTTGACATGGTATTTAATTTATATTTTCCAATTATTTATCAAACAACCAGTTCAACAAACTCATTTAAGATTTTTTTATTCATTTTTTTATTCTTCAAACTTTTCACAAAAGCAGATTTAATTTGTGTTTTAGTTGCATCCTCCTTTACTGAAAATTCAGAATCTTGAGAAAGGGTATTTGAAGAAATACCAAAGTAAGTATGATATCCAGATTTCTTAATAGAGAACGCCCTTTGCTTACGCCATACAGTTTCAACTTCTTGATAACTAGTTCCCCATCCACAATATCGGCGGATAAAAGACTTTGCATCCCTAGGTTCAAGAACACGAATACCCACAAAGTTAGTATTCATAAAATTATCTTTAAGATTGCGAAGAAGCACATCAGTGAAACCATACCATTCACAATCAAAGGAATATGTATTACCAGTTTTACGATCACGGAGGAATGAATTAGATCCCATTCTTCCAGTTCCAATATATGGTTCACTACTAGTTTTATCAAAAAATCTTTGAAGTTCTCTATGATAAGCAAGTGGGTTTGCTTCACCATCAGATAGAACAACACATTGAACTTTTTGTAAATTGTATTGTTTTTTGAATTGGGGAATAATTGTATGAAGACATACAATTGCTTCATTTAAAGGAGTTCCAGAAAGACTCAATCCTGTAGGAATAGGATATTTTGCCCAATGAGTGCGTGAAAATGCATGAGCAAGTCTAATAACATTACGCATTTGGTTTTCCAATTCCTTCATATTGGTTTTACTAGACAAAATATTCATTAAGGAAAACCACTCACTAAAAGCAACAATACCATCCCTTTTCTCATATGAAGCAGGTCGAAATGATGTGCCATCTTCATAGTATTTTACTAAAGGATAATCATTAGTAAATGCATATACCTCAAATGGTATATTAACTTTTTTACAAAACCAAACAAGATTGAACATTTGCTTGACAGTGTCAAGCATTACATCGCACATAGAACCAGACCAATCAAGCATAAAGATCAATCCATGATTTTTACCATCGGCAAGAGTTGTAACTTTCTTGAATAAATCTTCATTATACTTATAAGTATGAAGTTTACTACAATCCAAAACTCCAGTGCGAGCAGTAGTGGCACGAGCATAAGAATCTGCTGCCTTCTTACACTCAAACTCTTTCACAAGATAGTTAACTTCTTTCTGTGCCGATTTTTTAAATTCATTAAACTTGGCATCAATAAATTCAAAACAATCATGTTTTTCATAATCTTCCCACTCTTTTATACAACGCTCATGAATTTCGGAGTTAGGAACAATAATATTATCTAAGTCGATTTTTGGAAGTTCAGCATAAACATTTTCAAATCCTTCCATTGAGGCAAGTTCTTTAATTGATTCTTCTAAGGAATCTACTGTCTTAAGTTCGATATCATTTCCAACACCACCCATTTCATTATGTTGATTCTGCTCCAATGTGCCACCATAGGATTCATCACTTTCAGACTCTGCAGATTCCATAGATTCATCATCCATAGATTTTCCAGGTTCAGTAGATCCATCAGGAGATTCTTGCCCCTGTTCCGATTCTCCCTGTTCTTGCTTCTGATGCGTGTCAGTTTTTACTTCCGATTTACAATACTTGTATAGTTCTTCAGCAACATCCAAAACATCATCAAAGGTTTCACAATCAGAAACCATTTTAACAAAGTAACTTTCTCCATCTTTGAATGGAATGTCAACAAAGTTACCAATTTTAAAATGAAGATTGATACGATCTGCTAGATTCATCAGATCAATATCTTCATTCTCCAGAGCAAAGAAATCCTGATCTGATAGTTCGCTATAACCGCGATAAAAAGTCTTAGAGATACCAGCGTAACGACGCTTCATCATTTTTTCAATACGAACATCTTCAACGATATTCACTAGTTGAGGTGAGATGGTTCTTTCCTTCAACCAATCACGATCTGGAGTATAAAGGGCATGTCCTACTTCATGCCCTACCAACATATCATAAACATCACTACTTGCTCGCTCCCACATTGGAAGAGTCAAAACACGAGTGTGAACATTGAACTGTGCTGTTTCAACATATCGATGCTCAACAACCAAATCCTCAGTTGCAAGGAGTTTAGCCAGATGCGATTTGATCTCGTGATTGACTGTCATTAGGGAGTATCATTCGTATGGACTCATAATACGACGAAACCCGCCTCTTGGACGGGTTCATGTGCCTCTTCTTGAACTGTCTGAGTGCTTCTCTACGTGCCCTCATCGCTTGTGGTTTGAGCGTGGGTTTCTGTTCTTTCTTAGAGTGGTGCTGCCAATTAGGAGTGTTCATCAGAAATTCCTTTAATACGTTTCCATTTATTATACATGGATTGCATATGCCATGACTGTGCCAGACTCTTTGGTCCGGTTTCTAGCAGATCGAGTTCTTTTTTGTTACTCGTGAACTGCTTATATTCTTCTCTCCAATTCATTGCACAGTACGAGAAAATCCTTTCACTTTGTCAAATTTTATCACATTTTCAAACTTATCATGAAGTTCAGACTTATGCGAAATTACGAAGATATTTGCATCTTTGATTACATATCGGATAATCTTAAGAAACTCATCGGTTCCAAATCCATCAAGAGATGAATCAAAAACTTCATCCATAATCAATAGGTTGGTGTTAACAGAGTTTTTGACTCTAGCAACTTCTCGCCATGTAAAAAGTAGTGCTAGATCAATTCTCATCTTCTCACCTTCACTAAAGGAACTATAAGAAAAATCCTCATGAATAGGAGATTCAACAGTTTCACCAAATTCTTCATCAAGTTTAAAATTGATATAGAATTCCATCATCTGTAGGTAACGATTTACCTGCTGATTGATAAAGGGAAGATATTTTCTAATAATCTTCGTTTTTACACCGTCATCCTTAAGTAAGGAATATGCAAAATCGTAGTGAACGATTTCTTGTTTTTTGTCTGAAAGATATTCAATTGTCTTTTGGAGATTTTGTTTAAACTGTTCTAATTTCTCATGTTCAGTATTTCTGTTCTGCAGGTTACTGGTAATAGTTTGAATTTCATGTTCAAGATCTCTGATTTGTCTCTGGTTAAGGCTAATCCGAGTATTGTTTTGAGAAATGCCATGTGTTAGTTTTGTAATCTCCTTAGAAAAGGTGTTGAATTGACGCTCTCTTTCTTGTTCAAACTTAATAGTGGATTCAAGTTCATCAAATCCCTTCTTCAGTTCTTTTGCCGTATTTTGAGCGTCACTAATTCTATTTAACCGAAACTCTTCTTCAATATCTTGTGTACATGTAGGACAAACCGTATTCTCTTTAAAAAACTTATGTTCTTTAGTAATACTACCTACCTTTTGAGATATTTTACCCTTAAGATTATTGAGTTTTACTAACTTTTCTCCAGCACCCGTTACTTCTTCCCGCTCTTTAGTGCATTTAAAAATATTTTTTTCAATAATAGTATTTTCTTTCATATAATGAGAAACTTCCTCATCTAACTTGTCAATTTTTACATTATTAGAATCAATATTAGCATTACCACGATTCTCAAGTTCTTCAATGAAGTTCTGCTGCATCTTCATCTTATCTCTAATAGTTTGCTTCTTCAAATCTAGAGACTTGATTTGTTCCTTTTTCTCTCTAATATTGTCTTTAATTAAATTGCTCATTGCAGAGAAGATACGAATATCCAGGAGATCTTCAATAACTTCACGCCTATTTGAAGTTGTTAACTGCATGAAAGGCACAAAGGTGCTACTACCAAGAATAACAATCTGAGTAAAAGACTTATAATTTAATTTAAGAATACTCTGCTCTAAAACTCTCTGATTAGCGCGATCATCTGCTTGTTTGTGTAGAGGATTTCCATTTACTTCAATATCAAATACATTTGGTTTAATACCTCTACGAATTAAATAATCACGACTATTGACTGTAAACTCTAACTCAACGAGACAATCTTTTTCATTAGTAGTATTTACTAACTGTGGTTTATTAATTTTGCGAAAAGGTTTATTGAACAAAACAAAAGTTAGTGCATCCAGAATAGTGGATTTACCAGCACCATTTGTTCCAATAATTAAATTAGTATTATTTTTTTCAAAATCAATTTCCGTCAGTTGATTTCCTGTAGAAAGAAAATTTTTCCAACGAATTTTTTTAAAAAGAATCATCTTTGTGGTTTAGGCGGAATAACAATATCGTCAGGAGTTACCACTGCATATTTGTAATTATACATCTTACAGGTCTTTATTGCAAGGTCATCATCTACTTCTACAACTTCCATCTCCTTTTCATAATCAGGGTCTTCTTTTAGAAGCATCGCATATCTTTCAGCATCATCCTCTTCCTCAAATAAAAAAAGAACTTTATTTCCATGTGCATCTTGAACAGCATATGCACCGTCATCTTTTCTATCTTTAAGGGTAAGAAGAAACATCATTCTACTTCGCAAGCTTTTCGGTATAAATCTTGAAAAATGTTTTTGATAATATTCTTATCAAAGTTCATCTCTGCTTCTTCAATATATCGATTTAAAATTGATAAAGTATTTTCATCTTCATCAATCTGAAAATCTTCACCTTCATGTATTTCAAAATTTTCAACAATCTTCAAATCCTGAATTCCAGAAACATAAAGTTTATCAATAAACTTTTCAAATGATTTTGGATTTGATTTTTTTCTAACAATAACTTTCACAATTTTATTTTCATATTCAGAAGCATCAAACATCTGATATGGAGTATCTTCGTAATAGATGTTATAAAATAATTTATAAGGATTATTAACTGGAGTATGAGTGAGGGTTTCCGTATCAAAAATATGAAATCCTCTTTTATCATTTACATCATTCCAGAACATCTCATAAGGATTTCCTAGGTAGAAGATTTTTCCGTTGTCCGATCGAGTGTGATAGTGTCCCGAGAATACCTTTTCGAACTTGTCAAATAATTTGCAGTCCATACCGTCTTCCATGACGTGGCCACGATGAGCTCTAAATCCGTTGAGCTCAAGGTGCCCCATCGCACATATGCTAGATGCATTTTTAATATATTTGACAGTATTCTCAAAGTTCTCTGCATTGATCCAGGGTATAAACAATATTTTTAATTTATCTAATGTAATCTCTGATACTTCACTATATGTCTTAATATTATCATAAGTCTGTAGAAGAAGTTCTGGAGAGTTTACATTATTGGTATTCTTATAGTAACAATCATGATTACCAATAATCATATGAACATCATAATTTTTGAGTCTATCGAATACAACTCTTTTCGACCACTCAAGACTTTGATAATCAATTGACTTGCGACTATCAAAAGCATCACCCATATGAATAACGGTATCAATTCCTTCTGCCTCTAAAGTAGGAAAGAATACATCATCATAAAACTTCTCAAAATAATCATGAAGATGCTTAGAACCCTTACGTGCTCCATAATGGGTATCAGTAATAATCGCAATTTTCATCTATTAGTCTTATACTGAATGTTATCCTTGATCGTATTATACTCCGAACTACTACCAGAAAGCAAGCTATCGTCAACCATCATAACTTCATCAAATCCAGTTCGCTCAATAATTTTAGTTTTAATATCAAGTTGTTTCTTTTCTTTCTGAATACGACGCAAAAAAGCGTAATGAATTATCTGTGTAAAGTAAGCAAATGGATTCTTAGATTTTTCTGGATCAAAATTATGAATATATTGAACACAATTTTCAATGCCATCAGAAATCATGTCCTCACGAAACATGTAGTTGACAAAATTAGGTTTGTAGGATAAATGTGTTGCAATCTTAAGAAAACACTCTCCAAGATAGTTCGTAATTGGTGGTTTCCCATCCCAATGTTTTGATCTATCTTGCTTTAAAGGAGTTCTTCCATTTCTTTCAAAAAAATCTTTTTCTACTTTTGACCTGTATACAATTAAAGCTTCAAGTAACTCTTTGTTATTAACGTAATGTTCTGTCTTTTTCTTAGGCATGGCATTGTATTTTTAAAATATAAGTTATAGTAATTATAACATACTATTAGGACTTGACAACATGATGAATCATGAGTAGAATACCTTTGTTAGGTTTGAAGAGACAGCTATGTCTATAGCTACTTTAAGTCTTTTAGATCTGGATCAGCAGGTGGTATTTTAAAAATATTCTCCAACTGTTCTCTTGCATCTTCAACAGAATTGAGATATCCCATCTTTTCTGAAATATTGACTTTACTTGATGGACTTTTCAATAGAGAACTTATCTCACCATCTTCACTACTTAAGTATCTATTGTAAATTTCAATAACTTTTTCATCTTTAGTCTCAGTCATAGTGATAATTCTGTCATATCTAATTACAAAAATATCTTCAGTAGAGAGTTCTATCCATGGTTTAATTTTTATTAAAGAATT